GACTCTTCAGCCTTTGCAATGCTCAGATTTGTAGCTTCGATGAAAACGCTGTTTTCAAACGTGCGTGGGTTGAACTTCAATGACCCCAATCTGTTTTCATTTGAAGCCTGTTTAAAAATATCTGCTGCTGTTTTTGTAGCCAACTCATACTCTGGACTGCCTTCAGGAAACTGAGACAGTTGATTTTTGGCGATCTCCAGAGACTCATTGTCTGAGTCATTTGCTAATTTAAGCTGTGTTTTGAAGCCTTTCTCTTGCGCCTGAAGGGACACTGACAAGATAGCGTTTTCTGCCGTCTGCAAAGCCGCAGCCTCAAGGCTTGGTCGCAAGTTCTGGCCTTTGATGTTATTCAGTATTTGCACACCTTCTGCCGCAAATTTCTTTTTTGCAGCGCTTGCACTTGTGCTGGTGTCTTCAAGCAACTTGGGAATAAGATTTTCCCGTGTGCTTCTGTCTAAATCTTTCAGATAAATGCGGTCAGCTTGATCTTGCTCTGCTTTTTGAAAGTTGAAATCTATCCTTGCCTTCTCTTCTTCAAAGCGCAGCTTGCTCTGCTGAACGCGCATCTCGCCCTCTGCAAAACCTCTGCCTGTTCTGCCAATCGTTTCGCCAAGTTCAGTCAAAGCTCTTGCAGGCGCTGCTAATGCAGACTCATTCGGCCTAGCGCCTAGACGCCCTGCGGCTAGTTCAACCGGAGACGGCCCACCCTGATTGTATAATGGTATCTTTGGCATTATTCATTCAACCTACGCTGATAATCTTGTTGTCTAAGCTCAAATGCGGCTTGTTGCTGACCAAGTATTTGATTCTGTTGTTGTGAAGACGCATAACCACCAGCGGCAGACAAAAGACTGCTAACAGCCTGCATGTTAAAAGCAGCAGCGCGACTTTTGCCTTCTATCCTCGCCATAGCCGCTTGAGATGCTGCCATCGTCTGTTCAAGGGAGCCTGCGTATTGAATACGCTGTGCATCACGCTCTGTGCTGAAATATGTGTCTGCCAACGCCTGCAAAGGGCTTCCAGCCATCTGCACACCAGACTTAGCTGTGGCAACTCTCTGCACACCCTTCAAACGCTCAGCCTGCTGCCTTACAGCGATCTCCTGACTTGTGCGACGACGCGCAAGAACCTCTGCTTCATTCTTGATTACTGCTTCTTGATATTCGCCAAGCTGTTTGGCCTGACGCGCCAAAGCACGATTGCCTTTGAAACCCAGAACTCCTTGGGCAACACTTGCCGCCGCTGCAATCTCTGCGGACATTACGCGATCCTCGCTACTCTGATGTAGTCTTCACCCTCTACACCGTACTTGCGCATCAAGCCTTCCTTCTCAAACCCAAGCCATTCAACAAAACGCATCGCTGGCTCGTCTGTAACATGGATGGTGGCCTGCATCCTTCTTATGCTGTTCTCTTTCAGCATACCTTCAAAACGTCTTTTTGCATAACGTGCGAACAAGCGCCCATGCTGTTTACCGCTTGGCGATACCAGAACCCAAGCCTCTGCCACTCCAGGCCACATGATGTGCGCCCCGCCAACTGCAAGTATTTCATCGTCATCTTCAAGTGTGAACGCATCAATGTTTGGATGCTCCACCAAGCTGCAACGCCCCTCACGCGGAAGCTCATAGTCAAGTTTCACCTTGAAAACATCATCAATCTTGAATGGACGCAGCCTAAGCATCAAAAGTGTTTGACCTCCGCATCACTGCCAAAACTGTCATCGGCAGCGGCTGAGACTGCCTGATAAACACCCTTGCATCATTATCGTAGCCAGATGGGAAAGATATCTCCTTGTCGCCATCAAACATTGGTATAGCTGCATCCATCGCCATCGAACTATCACGAAATGGCAAACGATCAAGATTGTTTTCATCTGGGCCAAGCTCTGCACCAACTGTATCCAAGAACCGCACTGTCACACCGTGGATACGCTTTATTTTGCCCTGAGAGACGCCGTCATCGGCTCCACCCTCCATCCGCAGGGTTTGTACCTTGGAGTCAAAAGAGTAGCCCACATGCACCGTAGAGGCGCTACGATCCAGTGTTATAGCGCCACCTGAGACAGTTTTGTTTGCGTGTGCAGAACCATCCGCAAGAATTTGCACTGTCTCCCCCTCAAGATGGTTCAGCCCAGTGATGGTTGTCGTTGCGCTGCTATCGTAGGTCAGGCCGGAGTCAACAAAGAACGCATCCGATACATCGCTGCCAAACTCAATCTTTTCCATAAACACGATATGGCGCACAGTTGCGCTGTTGATGGTGCGCTTGACTGACAGGTAGACCTGGTCTTCTTCACCGGATGGGATAGCAGTAATGCTTTCAACAACGCCACTATTGCCGATTGGGTGGGTGTGCCATCCTACTGTTTGGTTCTGTGGGTCATAAGACAGCCCAATCAAAACACCGTCAGCACGCACAAACCAAAGAATCAGCTCTGGCTCCTGCTGCCAGATCATGTCGGTAAGACCGCCACGCGCCAGATGTTCTGCCAAGATGGTTAGATCGCGTCCAACAAGACCATCAGTATCCAAATCAAACGTGACCTCTTTGACCTTTTCCTGCCCTTTCTGGATAAGGATGGTGCTAGAGCCAGCGCGTATCGGGCGAACACTTGATGATCCAAAAGTGGTTTCTCGCAGAACATTTACGTTTGTTGGCGTGATTGGCTGCGTACCTGTGCCACCAGACATCGTGAACTCTGCGCTAGATGTCAGAACTTGCAAGAAACGTCCCTGTATCATGTGCTTGATGACGTTCACCTGGTCTGAAGCAATCGTCACATTAATTGCGTTGTCATCAACAGTGCCAGGAGTGTGGTTTTCAAAGTCAGCCGTCACAGAACCAAAGATTGTCTGCGGCTGTGCTGTTGTGCCTGCAAAAAACAAACGCTCTTCAAAGAACGCAATGGCTCTTGGAAAGCCGTTGCGCACGCTAAAGGCACCACGCGACCAACGAGTTGTGCCTGCCGTTGCGTTTGCCGGTAGCACTAAGTCATTGATAAGACTATTAGTTCCGCTGTTTTGTACCACCGCGGTAGCCGTAGTTGCGTTTGTAACAGCAGTGATTTTCACAAAACCTGTGCCGCTATGCTGATACTGCCAGGTATGATTTCCGTAAACCTCTGAGCCAGACAGATGCACCGGAGCTTGTGTGCCGGTTTGCTCGTTTGTACCTGCATCCGTTTTCTTGTAGACATTGCCGTTGAAGTGAACGATGTCGTTTTGAGAGTATGTGGCGCTTGTGTCCCACTCACTGTGAGACACCTCAATCACATCTCTAAATCTGAAAAGCGACCCAACATCTTTAGACGCATCAAACAAATCAGCCGATGCGGTCAAGGTTACTGTGCCAGTGTTGGCGCTTGCAGTAATCGTGGTCGTTGTTGAGTTTTCGTCTTCATACGGACCATCAATAAAATCTATGTCGGCCAAGCTAAAGCTGGTGGTTGTAGTCCGCGTCAGCTTTGCAGGTTCATGGTCTTTATGAGCTAAAAATAAAACATCTGCTGACTGCACATGATTTAGCTCAAAGATTTCTGTAGCGCTGTATGTGGTCGTTACCTCAACAATCTTACCAACAGTGCCGCCGCTGCTGTATGCCGTGAACGCGCTACCGTTGATGCCTGACAGTTCAAAAGTGTTTGTAGTTGAATTGGCTACCGTAAACTCACGGTTGTTTAGTTCAACCATGCCAGCAACGCTAGAGATGAACACTCTGTCACCGTTGCTGAAGCCATGAGAGTTTGATGTTATGACAACAGGGTTGGCGGCTGTCGCACCTGTGATGGTCTTGGTTGCTTCAGTGAGTATGCCGCCGTCTTTGTAGAAACGTATGTAGTTTGCGCCAAACTCAAGCACATATGCTTGCTCATCGCTAAACTCAAAGTTAATCAGGCGTACCTTGCCGCCGTCTTTTGATGTGCCAGCATACTTAGTGCCAGGACGACGGGTAATCCCACCCTGCGGAAAGATAAGCATGTTCTCTAGCTTTTGTGCGCCAGAGTTGTATTTCTGTAAATCTATGCGCCCTTCCAAACGTGGTGAAAACTCACCGGCTTGAAAGTTTGTGACAATAGTTGAAACACGCGCCATCCTAGAACCTTATATTCACAAAATCATCAGCAATGATCTTATCGGGCATGCCCTCCATAGCATCAATTGATCTAGCCTCACGCAGGCGTAGCTCGTAAAGCTGTTGCATGCCTTGTGCAACACTGGTGCTGCCGGTGATTGCATACGCTGTTTCTGATGCAAGTTTGTGTGCAATAGAGCTAGAGAGTAGCGAGTCAAACAACTCTGTGTCTTCTACTCTTGCGATATAGACAATCTGGCATGTGTCTTCGTCGCTGAGTATCTTGCGCCCCTCAACCTTAAACATGACCTGTGTGTCATAGGCAGCTATATCGCTGTCCACGTTACTATTGAAGAAAGACAAAACACGCAGACAGAACGGGTCTGTCGGCAAAGTAAACTGGCTGGTAAATCCAAAGGCCGGTGCAGCGGAGTCTTTGGCAAGCGTTGCACGGGTGATGGCTACGTTCCAAGGGTGTGCGCGGAGAACAGAGTCACGCACGGTTTCAAACCGGCGGTTACACAGTCTGGCTTCTTTGGAGTTTTCTGTCAGGGCGGTGATAGTTGCAGCGCCTAACAGGTCCATCGCCTCGTTACAAATATCGACCACTGAAGGCATAGCATGAAACCCCTTGTATGTAGCGGGGAAGGGAACTGACCGGGACCCTTCCCCACAAGCGTTAGAGAGGGCGTTGCCGCCCTCCCAAGTTTAGTTCACGACATACTCAATCACGAATGAGAGGTCGCCTGCGGTGTCACCCGCTGCGTCAAACAGAAGACCGATGAACAGGTATCCACCTGGGTCTTCAGATTGACCTGCATCTTCCCATACTCGCTGACCGAGTGTGTTGATGTTACGCGCTTCAAACGTGACATCTGTGCCAACACCACCTACCGCAGCGCGGAGGTCTGTGATTGCAGATGCATAGGCATCATCATCAAGCGCGGTGAAAGTGCCATCGCTCTCTGAGTAAACGCCAACATCACAGGTGTTGGTTGTGCCAGAATCAAGATCATCATTGAAAAGTTTGATGCTCACGATTGCTGCGTTTGAAGGAATAGGAGCAAGCATCACTGTATCGCTGGCAGAAAGATCGCCAGCGGCCAGTGCGATTGTTCCCATTGCAACACGCTTTGTGCCGTGCAAGGTCCTTGCCGGAGATGCCACTTGGGGCAGCGCCAGCATGTTGGACACGAGAGTCGTACTTACATTAGCCATAATCTACTCCTCTCTTAGTCTGGGGTTTCGTCACAGAAGATTTTGACAACCTTGGCTTCTTCCATCCGCACAGCACCAATGTCCATGCAGTAGTAAACCTGAGTCGCATAACCTTTGTCGTTGCGCTCATCAATCCTGGCTTGAACATCTTTGCCAATACCAAGAGTGATACCATCCTCAGCCCATGCAAAGCAGGAGCGAATGTCATTGGAATCAATGCTCAGACGGTTGGTCATGATGAACTGGAAGCCCATGAAGGTATCCACGTCACCCTGAACCAGTGCCTTGATAGTATTGAAATCCGATGACGTTACCTGCGTTGTGCCAAGCAGGTCTTCGATCTGCTTCGGCCCTACAGCAATGTAGCGCGGGATTGAAGGATCAACGTCGTTGAGGTCCATCTTGCGCTTGGCTTCAGTGAGCTTTGCGATAGTCAGACCGTCATTCG